GTCTAGAGCGTTTAACTCAGCAGCCGTGCTTGTGACCCCATCAAGTATGTTGAGTTCCGCTGCCGTAGAAGTAACCGTTGTACCGTTAATAGATAGTGCATCAGTTTCCAACGTACCGTCAATGTCGGCATTGCCTGATATGTCCAGTGAACCTGCATCTAACTCTCCAGTAAGTGTAATGTTTCTAAAGCTTGCTACGTCTTTGTTAGAGTCCACTGTTACAACTTTATCAGCTACTACAGTTCCTGTGGACTGTCCAGTATCACTATAATTAAGCTCTGTTGCTGTTGCTGTGACACCATCTAAGATGTTAAGCTCTGCTGCTGTACTGGTTACAGCTGTGCCATTAATAGATAGAGCATCTGTCTCTAACGTACCATCAATATCAGCATCTCCAGAAATGTCAAGAGATCCTGCATCTAGTTCCCCGGTTAGGGTGATGTTACGGAAGCTAGCTACATCTTTATTAGCATCTGCTGTAACTACTTTACTGGCTACTACTACACCTACGGCAGCACCAGTGTCAGTGTAATTAAGTTCTGTTGTAGTGGCTGTAACTCCGTCAAGAAGATTTATTTCTGTTGCAGTAGACGTTACACCGTCCATAATGTTTAGTTCAGCAGCCGTAGCCGTAATAGCAGTACCGTTAAAGTTTATGGCATCTGCATAAACTGTTCCATCAAAATAACCGTCTTTAAATTCTAGTGAAGACGTACCTAAGTCTATATCATTATCTGTAACAGGAACAATAGCACCGTCTTGTACACGTACTTGCTCAACCGCACTACTAGATACTTCTACAAAGAAACCTACTCTATTATTTGTACCATCTACTACAACCTTGTTAAGAAAATCTAAGTCACCAATCTGGGGCACGTTACCGCCTTGTCCAGCAGTTCCATCATGCCTGTGACCTGTGCTAGAAGCACTAGATGAAGAGTATGCAAAAGCATTTACTAGTTGGTTATATTCGTTATTAAATAAAGCTGCTGTAACAGTATCACCATCTGCAAAAGAACTTTGTCTTGTATAATTCTGAGCCATTTATTATCTCCTACCTGATGGCATATAATCTATATAAATACCGTTAACAGCGTATGATGCTTTTTGATCGTCGCTAAACACTCTAAAGCTGCAAGTATTTCCAGAGCCTTCTAAAGTAATTCTTTCCATTGGATCAGATGTTGCGCCAAATGTCATTGTGCCAAACACACCTGAGTTAAATATTGCTGGTAACTGAATAGTAGTAACAGCAAAAGGTTCTGGTTGAGGTATTAAATTATCTTCGTAGTCAAATCTAACTCTAAAACTTGGCTCAATAGAACCTTCTGGACTAAAAGAAACTCTTGCATATTTAAGAGTTTTACGTGTACCCACATCTCCAAAGTCAAAGTCAGGTGTTTGATATATAGCATCTATGTTCGTTGTTGAGCCTGCTTCAATAAATGAAGAACCAGTGTCATGGTTATAAATAAAACCATCTTTATCACCGTGAAATACTTTTTCTATACCATCTTTGTTTATATCAGAAACAAAACCTAATGCTTGGATACCTAGCGTTTCTGACCACGCAAAACCTTGAGAAGTAAAAGTTCCTATAATACCTTTAGCAGTAGAAGGGCTTTCTCCCTCTTTACTATAAAATAATCTGTACTGTGACTTACTACGAAGAACACCACTTGTAATTATAAAGGCTGAATCAGCGGCTATGTCAGAAACAATCTTTTGAATTTGCCTACTAACTGAGCTTAACTCTACGTCACCAATACGTGCTGTACCTGCAATAGTACGCACACCATCAGGCGCAAGAAATAAAATATCACCACCTACTTCTTGTATACTTCCACCATTAACACAGCCTACGTTAGTTGTTATAGGCACAACAGCTACAGTAGAAGAGTTATTAATATTTACAAGTTTATGTATGCTGTTTTTACAAAATATAATAAGATCACTACGAAAACTAGCAAGACCTACAACAGCATCTTCAATTACTACACTCCCTGATCCAGTACTACTAAAACTATCAATGTCATTAGTTCCACTATAAAAGATAGTATTCTTTGCTGTAGAAGCTCCTGCTACTACTAAGTGCTTGTCATGTATTACACCAAAAGAGGGGCCTGTAGTGCCACTAACTGTAATTTCTTTTGCAAAGAATGTACGAGAAGTTAAACCTCCTGTTCCTGTCATTTGAAATAGGAAGGGTTCATTTACTCCATCACATATTACAAGTTCACCGTAGTCAGAAGTACCTTCGTACAAAGCAAAAGTACAACGTCCTTGAGAAGTTCTTGAGGCTACTGAACGGCCTGTAAAGGTTGAGTAGTTATCCCCAGAAGCATCTACGCTTGCTCTATTAATCTGAAGCCAAGTTTCTTCACCGTCTACACTAAAAAATATATCTGTTCCTGAACAAACAACAACGCCATCTGCGTATACTGCCATGCCCAGTACAGCGTTACCAGAGTTAGGCCGAGTATCACCAAAGGCTGTAAAGCCATTTATACGCCTGTAGCCACCGTCAGGGTCTACCTCAAAGTTTCTTAGGCGTGTAGCAAATCCCGGCTGAGAAAGCATTTCTAGCTGGTTTAGGTTGACGTTTAATCCGCCTTTGCATGAGTAGCCCCATGGTTGAGACATTAGATATACCTCACACGATCATCTTTCATGTAACCGGGATCAGGAGACATCAGACGCAACTTCATAAGTTTTAAGCCACGCTTATAGTCTTCAAGGGCAAATGCAGCAGCCTGAGAGTTTTCTTTAAACTGATGCATAAAGTATCTAGCTCTTGCAATAAGAACAGTTCTATACACATCAGGAAATACTATTTCATCACCATGTAAAGATAGTTCTGTTGGAAGATCGTAAGCAAAGTAAATTACTTTGTATACTTTATCAGGTATAGGACTCAAGCCAAATGTCCTGCCATCTGAGCTTCTAATAACCCGACTAGGTACTCCAAACTTTTGAGTATCTGCATCGTCAAGATTCTCACTAATGCGGTAGAAGTCTTTCCACTCTTCTATTGTAGTATATCTAAGATTACGCGCTACAAAAGGAGCAGACTCTCCACTAACACCTACAGTGGTCAAGTAAAAGTTTTCAAACTCCACTGCGCCATAATCTGTAGTCAAAGAAGAACTAGCTGGTTTTAATTCATACCAACGTGTACCTGCTACAGTTTCTAGAGACACATTACCAAATGTAGGATCAGTAGCTCCACTTTCAGCAGTTGCTAAAAAAGGCCACTTAGGCTCCTCTGTTACAATATCTAGATAAGCTCTATTGATAAGATCCTTAGCATGTTGCTGGACACCAATAGCATTAGCAAAAGTTGAAGAAGTCAAAGCAACCTCATTCAACTCTCGCAATAGCTCATTAGTTAACTGTAAAAAAGTAGTAGCCATTAGTTTTAGTTAGGCCCTGCTTTTGGCATTTCTTCGCTGTATTTTGGATTTACCACACCACCACGCGCAGATGCTTTAGATCTCATTACACCACCTCGAGCATATCCTTTAGGCCCCATTTTCTTTTTTTTCATTTTGCCGCCACTATTAATTTTGCCTCTTTTCTTGGTAGCCATTTTGCTTTTCATGCCCATTTTACTCTTCATCATCTGTCTCCCTGTATAAGTTGTCAAAAACTTGATTAACGTCTAAAGTATAATCTAAATCAGATTTACTATAATGTGTCCACTGTGAAGGTCTAAAGTCTGGAGCGCCTTCACCTACCTCAAACCATGCAGGGTGTGTTACTCTAACTCGGTTATTAGGAAGAGCTACAATATTTCCTGTCCACTCTCCAGCATCTAATAACTCAAGTACATGACTCTGTTTATGTTGTGCAGGATCATCTGCTATTTCTGAGTCTGTGTAGTCTACTGTAAAATAATATTTAGCAGGATATAACTCACCGTCTATCTTGGCAAACCAAGGGCATGGTGTTGCTCTATCTAGCACATAAACTGCATGATCTCTAGAGCTACAGTCCCAAGGCTGTGCTGCCCATGTAGGCATAGGTGTAGGCCATTGTTCTAAAGGAGTATCTCCTACAAGACCTGTTATGGGCATCCTAGCCCACATAGCTCCTCCGTGTACATTTGGTTCATCTGTATCGTAAGTTTCGGCACCTGTAAAGATGACTTGGAAGCTTAAAGATCTACAAGGAATGCTAGTTACAGCTATTGCCATTGCATGTATAAACTCACCGTGATACTTTTGATGATTGTGTGTGTATTCTTTACGAACCCAGCATTTAAAATGCGGTATATTACTTTGCAGATAAGCCATAAGTCCTCGCTGTAATTATTAACGGTTTTTAGGTAGGCTCCTATTATACCCCGCCATCTTATTACATGCACTCTCCATTTCATAAATATTTGCAGAAACTTTGCCTCCAACATTGTAGCTATAACGTGGACTATTTCCTGCCATCATTTGTTGACGCATACTGCCCATCATATCTTCATCCATCTTAGACATTCCCATAGCAGCTTTTTTACGTTCCATACCGCCATACCTCATCATGCTTCTCCCTGTGTACATATTAGGTACATAACCTTTTTTCTAGGGACTTTATTCATTAATCTTGCTCCATAGAAAAAGTTTTACTTTTAGCTCTAGCTGCCTCAAACTCTGTAGAATACTCTGTAGAATCTTTTTTAAAGATACGATCATAGTTATCTTTGTACTGCGAAAGATTCATTCCTTTGCGGAATCTACTATCTTTACTTACAATAGCTTTACGAAACATCATAGGGTTTTCATTAGAACCAACTTGAGGCATAATTAAATCTCCAGTAAAAGAAAGGGGCCACCAGAAGCAGCCCCATCCAGTTTAGTCAATGCCGTAGAAGGCTCCTTCTCCTTTCTCATCTCCCTCTTCCCCCTCCTCC